TTGGTCTGGCTCTTGTGTTGATTCTGTGGTTGTTTCTGTATTCTCTTCTCCACCCACATTTGTATCAACCTCTATTTCAGTTTCTAAGTTCATTTCTAATTCCATTTCAATCTCCGCCTCTACCTCAATAACATTGATCTCAACCTCAGTTTCAGGCATATCAATACTAACAACTTGAATCTCTTCTATTTCTATTTCTGCAATTTCTATTTCAACAGACTCGTAAGTTATATCTTCGGTCTCAACAGGCTCGAAATCTAAACCAACATCTGTTTCAACTGGGGCATTCGTCTCAAATATATCTTCAACAACATCAATAATTTCTTCGGGTGCATCTGTATTTAAGGCAACAAACATTTCAACGCTTGTTATAGTTTGCTCAACAATAGTATTAATAACATTATATAAAACATTTACTTTTACATCATCAAACATAGGGCCAACGGCCATATTAATATCTCTACCACCAACCTCAATTATGACAGATGTAAGGCTACCAGAAAAATCAAAGCCCCCTGTATATTGGCCATACTGACTGTTTGTTCCACTAGCACTAAGTACATCAGTGCCACTAAATACATTAGTTGTCCCATTTTTTCCTGTGATGTGCATATAAATTGAGTCTTGTGCATCTGGCTTATAAACCTTTATTTCATAGTTAGTTTTGCCTCCATGAGTAAAATTTAGGTCTTGTATGTTTACTGTATTAATAAAAGTAGTCCCCATGTTAGATACACCCATAGTAGAGGTTGAGTTTCCACTACCAGTAATCATGGCACATTTATCAGTGCCTAGTTGGCCGCAAGTAGAACCAGATGGCATAGTTGCTGAACCCTGACCTCCCCAGTCAATATCCATGTCTCCCTCTTTAGAAGAGACCACATAATCATTATCTCCGTCTAAAATATCGCCTGAGTTTTCATTTGTGACTGTGGTTGTTGTTGTGACAGTAGTTGTTTCAGTTGTTGTATTTATGCCACCATCTTTGAACTCAATAATTTCAATGCTTGATTCTTCAATAATCTGTTCAATAGTTGGCGTGCAAAGTCCAACTGTATCAGTAGTGCAATCAACAGCTTTACTATAAGAGGGGAACAAGCATAAAACTAGCCAAAGTAAAAAAAATCCTCCAACCGCTTGCCTTACCATCTTTTTCTCTTTGTTTTTTAATTTTTTCTTTTTCATCTTCTTTCATGCTGGCAAATATTAAACTGCCATTTGGTATTTTATCTTTGTTTTCTTCCCAACCTTTTCTTGCGTCCTCTCCAATGCTAGCATTATAGGGGCAGTAAGTTCCCGCATTCCACATCGCATCAAATACTCTTGCATCAGCACACAATGTAGAAATAGCGGCTACTTTCATACCCATAGCATAGAGAGATCGAGAGAGTTTTATACGTTCACAGTTTTCGTCTGTTACTGTAATTCCTGATGCAATTCCTAAAATCTGTGTCTGAACACCAGCCGATGCCGCTGTCTTACATACATCAGAATTATTAACGACAACACTTGGTGCATTAGCTGTTGGTGGTGTATTGTTAGTGACGACTGTTGATGAAACTGTATTCGTATCTGCCCCAAGAGCAGAGTTCATTAGACCATTAAGAAACCAAATTAATATTGATGCTATTATAATTCCTATAATAAAAGGGTTTCTCATTTATCATTCTGGCTTTGGGTATTTAGTTTTAGTTGCTGTTCTTTTTGCTTGTAAATCAGTAAGTGTATCGCCACCATCTAACAGTGCGTGAATGCAATCGTCATGTGATGGATATTCTGATTGTCTATTTCTTTTCCATTCTTCGCCATCATACTCTGCTTGTAATTCGTTCATCTTAGTTTCTATGTCAGCTTTAGATATTTCTGATGTTCCATCTAACCATTCTATTTTACAAGTGTTAATATCATTTCCTGTTACTCCTACTTTAGCATTAGGATTTATTTTTAGTATTGCGTCTATAATCATTATCCCTCTATTTCCATTAATAACATATAACTTTGCGAACTATCTGGTTGACATTTTGTTGTACCACTATTCGCGGCGTTATTGAATTGTGTTTTGTATGTGACGGCTGAACTAGAAGATGGACTATCTTGAAACGAATAGTTAAATGCCATTCCCATATAAATTTCTATAGTAGTTCCAGTATAACCTACTGCTCTAAGAGGTATAGCACCCCCAATATCTGTTGAATCTCTTAACATTTTAAAATTTGCATGAGATGAACCAATTTTTTGAAATGATTGATTTACAAAAACTACAACTTTGTTTGATGATGAAGATGGAGTAATTGAAGCAGTTAAAGTGGTATCAATATAGGTACTAGATGTGCATGATGTTATTGTTGCAGTATGAGCTGAAACAACTTGTAAAACTTTCCCAGCACTTACCCCTGTTAAGTTCGCACCACTAACTGCTGGTAATGCTCCTGTAAGTCCTTGTGTTGCGTTTAATTTTATTAATGCCATAATTTAATCCTTTGGGTTATCCGATCTTACCTTATCACAGTGATCTTTGAAAGTTGTTGTTCCGTCTTTTTGATCTTTGTAAATCATTTCCATTTGTGATTGCCATGAACCATATTGAGTTTGTCTTGTTGCATCTATACCATCATTTGTTTCAGCAGTGTCGCCAGCAGAATCATAACTATTTAATTGACTATCAGTTGGTTTATCTAAACCATCTACTGACCATGTATGGATATAATCGCCTGAGCCATCATTTTCTAAAACTATATTATCTTTTTCAGCCTCCCAAGTCTTTGAGTTAGCCTCTAAAAAAAGTTTTGTTTTTGTAAAAAGTGTAGCCATATTAGACTCCTCCTAATTTAAATGCAGAAAATTCAGTATTTTCAATTTGAGCACCTGTATTGAGATTACCACCCGAACCTTGATAAATCCATAACTCATAATAATCACTTGAACTTGTGTGATTAATAATTCTAACACCCCCTGTAAGCCATTCTGCTGTCGGCTGGGTATCTGCTAGTGTTATATAGGTACTTCCATTTTTTCTTAATTGTACCCAAACTTCATCATCTGACGCTTGAAGTCTTGTATATCCAGCAACTAAATATTTTCCTGTTGTTTGTGGCGACCATCTATAATTAGTACTATGGTCAAATTCCCCAGCAGTATCATAAGTTTCAGCATTAAAATTTAATTTTGTGTGAGTGCCTGTTGATATTGTTTGTGCGGCATTCATATAAGCTGAAAAAGATGGTGCATTTCCTCCAGCAGATGCCCAAGTTAAAACACCAGAGCCATTTGTTTGCAAAAATTCTTCATTGTTTCCATCTGTTGTTGGAAAAGTTAAAGTGTATGAAGCACCAGCACTGTGGGCTGGGGATTTTAATTTAATACCATGACTGTTTTGTGAGCAATTAAGTTGTAGTGTTCCGTCAGTAGTACCATCGCCTTTGATCTGTAAACCAGCGGCAGATGATGTTGATACAAAATTAGTTTTAGCATTTGTTACTGTTGCATCAGAGGGAACTCCCAAGTCGAGTACATTCCCATATACCATTATGAAATCAATACTATCTGATGATGATAAAGTTCCTGATGATGGTATGAAAGTTATAGTTGAACCAGATATTGAAAAAGATGTTGAGGGACTCTGAATTACACCATTCAAACTTACCAAACAATGATTCGGTGATTCTGGCGAGAATGCTACTGAATCTAATGTAAGATTGTATGTGTTTGTTGAACTCGTACTAATCGCATCAAGTTTAACGAAATTTCCAATAGTGGGTTGTTTACCTATAAATGCCACTTTTTATTATCCTTTATTTGCTATTAATGTATTTTTCCAAGAAAGTTTTATTGCATCTGTCCATACTGCATTACAAACAGCTTGAACTTCAGAAGATTCTCCAGAAATATCAGTATCTATAAAATCATCATTATCATCTATTGTCCCACAATTTAAAGCGTGTCTATGGTACTTTCTTGATAATTCTTGGTTATCTTCCATAACTACTGTATCTGTTCTTACTTGAACTGATTTGTATTTTCCGACCACTTCGATTTTACCAATCTGTGTCTCTTTAGTTATTGCCATGTTATGACTCCTTTGTTGTTAATATTAAGCATCTGTAAAATATGTTATATTTACTAATAATCTTGAAGTTCCAATATTTGCTAATGAAATATCTGCTTTATTAGAACCAATATCTTTTTGTAAAAAAATTCTCGTGTTTAAATAATCTCCATAAATTTGTGCTATTAAATTTGTTCCTGATAAATCTGTACTCCAATTATCGTCGCCACCAATAGTCCCTACATAACGACTAGATGTTGGTGTATTAGATGCGGCAAAAGGTACTCCAGTAATATCAGCACCTCCACTACCACCTCCAAGACTACTAATACTTATGTTACACGCTAAAGTAACAAGTCGTCCAATTTTTGTATAACTGCCTTGTTGTCCATTTGTGTTAAAACTAGCAGAACCAGCGTTTGCAAATGCTGGTGTCCATGTTCCCTCTTCGTAATCATTCAATAAATTTGCGGCTGTTGCAGAATTAACTCCTAAATAAATTCCATAAGACGCATTACTAGGTAATAAATTACCTGAATTTTCTGACCAATTATCTAAACCACCACCAACTAAACTTGCGTCTAATCTTTTTAAGACTCCAGCATCACTAATTAAAAATTCATCTGTATCTGCTGGTGCTTGTGTTAAAGCTGTTTGACCACTAATAACTGTTGAGTCAAGATCACTAGCTACAACTGGTTTGTTTGCTGGTTTAGAACCTATATAAGACAATTACAACTCCTATGTTATCTCTAATATACTTAATGTTGCGTCTATCTTTGCGGCAACGGAACAATCAATTTGTAAAACATCAGTAGCTTGAACTACATATTTTCCGCCCGTTAAAACCTCTAATGATGCCCCTTGTGGTATGCTTACATCTTTGATTAACAAAACATCTTCATTGGTTTCTGTATCTGATGTATTTGAAACTAATTTTACTGATGCAGTCACAGCAGTTGTGTGAACATTACAAAGAGTTAATCCAATAACGATAGTTTGAGTTGAAGCTGGGCCAGTATATAAAGTTAAAAAAGTTCCCGCACTGGCTGGCATCGCCGCATTTGTTTTTACCTTAAAAGTGTTTGCCAATGTTTCCCCCTTATCCTAAAGCAATACTTAGAGCCGCCGCCTGTGGGTCTGTTTCTGAAATAGTACCCGTCACTGACATTGTGCTTGTGATTGCATTACTTGTAATATTAATTGATAATATTTCAATATTATCTGTTCCGTCGTTCATCTTTAATTTTAAAAAACCTGATGTCCCTGTATCTACCCATAGTGTCCCAGCCGCAACCGAACTAGGTGCTGAACTCCCACTGTGTTGAGAATTTAAAGCTGTTAAAATATTATTAAGTTCAGTACGAAATGCACTGAAACCTTGATTCGCTAAACTTACATCTGATACCTGAGCCATAATAAATCTATATCCTTTCTTGTTTAACTTTGCAACCCGAAACCTTTAGCAATATAATCAAAAGTTCTATCGACAGCCGCACCGCTAGAATTTACAAAAGCAATACTGAAACCATTAACAGTTTTTGAACTGATTGTAAATGTATCTCCCGTAGCCATATTTTGAGCCGCTATACCTAAAGCTGGCACTTCAAAAAATGGATTTGTAAATGCAACTGTTTTAGAACCTGACGATGTTGCTAAGTTACTTTCAGCAAAAGTTCTTTCTTCAATATTTAATTTAATAGCTATTGTTTTAACATTACTAGAGGTTTGGTCATCATCGTTAGTAAGTTTCAATCTAAACTTTGCAAACTTAAATTTAAAAGTAGCAGATTGGGTTATATCTACAAAGTTAGTACAATTAGCTAAAGATGTTGTTGAGGTTGCTATTTGTACTCTGTGAAAAGCGTGTAATTGTTCAGTCCCATCAAACGGGGCTTTAGCAGAGTCAAAGAATAAAGAACCTCTACCATTATCAAACAAATCATAAGGGTTTTCTGCATCAAGCGTAATACTAGGCACGACATCGCCATCATATATTTGCGATAAAGATATAGAGTTTGAAAAATTATAAAAACCTTTTGCGTCTCTATTTGTATTGTTTTTATTAGGATTTGAGGTTGTATCTGTACCACCTAACTCAAAATCTCCACTTGGGCTGTCAAAATTACCAACTGTTTCATCAAAATTTGTTACTGTATCTAGCGTTAAAATTGTGTCTCCAGATGGGTCTATTTTTACAGCTAGTGGTAAAGTTCCGTCCATCTGATCTGCCGCTGTAAATACATCAGGTGTTTCAGTAAAACTAGAAACTGTTTTATAGGCTTGTATGCCAGAAATATTTGTAGTTACGATTGTTTCGGTTGCAGAACTATTGCCGTTTTTATCAACCGCTTTTATAAGATAGCTACCGACCCTTGCTGGAACTATTGCCGAATCGCATTTTCTTCTTGGACATCTAACTAAATTAGTTGAGTTATTCCATACAGAACCAGTAAGTACATCTTGAAATCTTATGTCATAAAAAGAAATATCTAAATCACTGTTTTGGCTTGGTGGAGTCCAAGTTAATTTCATGTGGTGTGAGCCGTGCATTTCAACTGCAAAATCTTCCACATTTGAGGGTACTTCTACACCTCCAACAATCTTACGAGTTGCAGATACAAATGTTGACTTGGCATTAATAGTATTTACGGCCCTTACTCTTATTTGATAAGTGGCCTCATCTATTACGTTTAAGTGTTGGTAACTTAATATTTTTCCAGTTGCAATTTCTCTAAACGAATCACTTACAGCATTTCCGTTGGGGTCTAATGTCTGTTTTATTTGAACTTCATAATTTTCAACAAATTTATCTGGCGATGCACCAACAGATATTAATAATCTTGTTATTACAATTCCGTCTGCATATTCAATTAACTCATCATCTAAAGTAACACTAGCTGGTGGTTGGACACTAAATGGGTTTGGCAAAGTCGTATCTGGTATTGTTGCGGGTGCTACCTGAGTACCAAAAGCATAGTAACTATCTTGATGCTCTGATAACTGCAAAGTAATTGTGTGATCTGTATTTATAGTCATTCCTTGAATACGGAAAGGTTTTGCCGAGAAACTTGGCGTAGCATGGGTTATATTAACAATATCTCCAATAGCTAAATCTAAGGCAGTACCATCACATTTGAGTGAAACATCTAAACTTGATCTTGACCTACGCAGTATAATCTCTGCAAGTTCTTGGGCCTGATGTTGATTTACAATCATAGGGAAATCAAACTTACCCTCTAATAATATGCCCCCATCTGCTGTTTTCATGTTGCTATGTGTATCTGCACTTGCAAGTCCTGTTTCGTCCACAGGGGGAAACTGTGCGGTATCTGATTGATAATTTTTCGATGGGTTAGTGAAATTTACGATCACACGATTATAACGAGAATTTTTGTTTTTACTTGATACATTTATTCCACCTATAATATTATCTTCGGTTAGTGTAACGCTTGCACTACCAGATGTTTCAACTAATACTTTATACTTACCAGCAGTGAAATTTAAGTATGATCTAGTTCCTTTTACAAAGTCAGCTACAAGATCAATAGATTTTTTTGATGTATCTACGACTGGGTGGCTATCTAATAAATCAATCTGACTTGCACCACTAAAAGGTGTAATATTAGCATCAACGACATCGCCAGCAGTTTGCCAGTCTGCAAAGTTACTATCAAAATAACTGTCTGCAATACCCATACCAAATCTTTCGTTTCTTAAATAATCTAGCATTTGATAAATACCATTATCTGAATATTCCCAAGTAGTGCTATCGCCTTTTCTGTGAGAACCAGAACCACCAGTAACAGTGCTGTCTAAGTTAGGATTGTAAACTTTTCTACCTTTAACTATTGCTGTAACTTGGGGTATAGAACCAAAGGCATCTGAGTTCCATTTAAATTTAAGTGCTATATATGCAAGCCCTCTAAGTCTATGGTTTGATGTCCATGATGATAAACCTGATAATAAACTTGATGCACTTTGCGAATCAGTTCCATAGTGAGGTTCAACAGTAATTAAACTTTCAGCACTCGAATCATCATCTGGTGCTTTAAAATAGTTTGCATCAGAACTAGCAACTGTTCTTTGAGTGTTGTCTGCCAAGTCGCCACTAAAAGTTACCTCGTTATCATTAATAAATATTTTAGTTATATCGTCTATTTCTCCCTCAGATAACACTATGGCTAAATATAGAAATTCGTTGTCAGTCCCCGAAGTTTCTACAAAAATTACATTCCCCCCTACCTTTCTTGTTCCGTAAACTATTGGTATGCTTGCATTTGCACTAATTTTATTAACTAAAACACCTCTAGCATTTAAGTCTGGCTGATTACCACCAAAGTCAGGTATTTCAGGAATAGGATTTAGCCAGCTAATAACATCGACTACAAGATCAACAACAAAATCTACAACGTCTGAAATAACGTCTAATGCGTCATCTATAATATCGCCTGGGTCACACATCTGAGTACCTCCATAAACCGCCCATCTTTTCAAAGCCGTATCTATCTAATAATTTATCTGCTACTAATTTTGTTGATATAGTTAAATGTATGTGCCTACCTTTTGCCTGATTTTTAATTATATCCATAGTTTGATTAAATAAATTTAATGATCGATATTCTTTTAATATATAAATTACTTGAACTGTTAATAGTTGCTCTTTAGACCACAAATACTCATTAAACATAAAGATTGTTATTCCAACTATTTTATTTTTATCTAAATCTTTAACTAAAATTATTTTTCCTTTTTGTAAAAACATCATCAAAGTTTGTTTCATTTTAGGTCTATTAATATGAGGATAGTCTAATGCTGGGGCCTCTTTTTCAAACTCATGTAATATTTCAAATATCTCGTCCATGTTTTTATTAGTTGCCTCGTAAAAATGAAAACTTGTCATTAATCCCTACCCCATTTTATATCTCTTACTGTTAAAGCCGCAAACTCCATACCTTTATCTCCACTAAAAAATCTTTGTTGTGAATTGTCTGTTGTTACTCTACCACTTGTTTTTTGAAAATTACCCCAATGTGAAGTTAAATTTAATACTAAGTTTGCACTGCTTGTATTATCAGTAATTCTATACTCATCAATCGTTCCAAAGAATAATAAAAAAGGGTCAGATATAAGAGCATTACTTGAGTCTAAGAAACCTCTGTATATATAAACTTCTTTATTAATTATGTTTTCTGATAAAGCTATTGATATGTATGTTTGATCGACTCCAGAAAGTGTTAGCTGTAAACTATTCTTAGTAGGTTTATTAGTTTCATTTATTCCACTAATATTTTTTAAGTGACCATTTTTTAAATAAGTTCTTGATGAACCTGATACACTTGATGTGATATCAAAGGGTGCATTTGTTAAATAGATTGGTGTTCCAAATTCTATTTCAACTAATAATACAGGGTCAATAACCCCTGTTGCTAATTCTGTTTTTACCGAACTCGATAATCCTCTTGCCATTATAAACTCTCAATAACATCTATTTCATATTTAAATAATAAATTTCCATCTTTGTCGTTTGAGTTTGTTTGAAACTCTTGAACATCGTTAGTCATGTGAACTGTAACTGGTATTGATTTATAAGTCACAGCACTATTATCAGCTAAAGCAGTTCTAAGTGGTGGCTCTATTGTAACAGTTGCGGCGTTACTAGATGAGGTTACATCATCAATAATCATATAAACTTTATCGTGAGCAAACTTTATAAAGTCTCCAGCTTTTAATCTACCAGCACCATCGCCAGCAAAAGCATCAATAGCAATAGTTGTATCTCCAGCAGTGTGAGAACCATTTACTAATAAAGTTCCTGTTTCATTACCTTGACTGTCTAAGCTAGTTGGTAAAGTAATAGTAAAATTTTCTTTTCGACTTCTTTGTTTAACCATAAAGGCCATAATTGGTGCAAAATCTGCTCTAGTTAATAAAGGATAAGATACTGTAAAACTAAATCTTTGGCCTTGTACTTGTCGTCTAAATGTTTTGCCACTATCAGTTTCACTAAATAAAGTTTTCTGATTTGATCTTAAATTAATTGCCTGAAAGTTTGTGTTTGGTAAAGACCCACTCATATCAATGCCGCCTTACCTTTTTCATTAACAGCACTGTTAATCATGTTTACAATTACACCTCTACTATTAACTAATAATTCATTAAATCCTCTTGCATCAACAGTATTAATATTAAAGTTTACTGTTACTGGTTGTCCACCACCAAGTTGATTATTTGGCACTACATTTGATGCTCTATCAGGAACTACCATTTCTGGCCCCGCCTCCCCAACCATATACGGCTGTCCTTGATTCATTCTACCACCAAGCCTACGACCTTGATATTTTTGTGATGCTATTGTTGCAATCTGGGCCGCACCAAGTCCACCAATAACTGCCGCTAAAGGAATACCAAACGGGCCAAGTGCTAATGCTTTTGTTATACCTCTTGCAGTATTTACTATTGCATCTTTAATCGCTAATGCTTTGTTAATTTGAAACATTGTTTTATTGTGTTTTGCAAGTTCTCCAAGTAACTCTCTACCACTAGCATTTGTTAAATCTTTTATTTGTTCTTTTGTAAGTTTTTCTAATTCTAACTCACTAAAGTTTCTGTCTTTTATTGCTTGTAAGTTTTTATCATACAACGCTTGTTTTATTCTTAGTTCTTCTTCGACAGATGCTTTGACCATAGCTAGTCTTTCTTTAATTCCCTCTAATCTAACTTTCATTTCTAACTCGTTTAAATCTTTTAAGTGTTTTTCAAGGATTTGTGTTTCAAGTTCTCTATCAGAACCTTTCATAATTCTTTCTTCGGTTAAAAATTTTAGTTTGTTTCTCTGATCTTCAATAAGTTCTAATTCTCTTGCTTGTTTGTCCTCTAATAATTGTAATTCTGATTTATGAGATTCTTTTATTTTTTCTAAAAGTTTTTTATTTGCCTCAACACTTTTTTCAGTTTCTTTAACTAAATCAAATATTGGGCTATCTTTTAATTCTATTGCCTCTAATGCCTCGCCAGTTTTTTTTGTGGCATCAGCTAAATCATTCATAGCATCAACATTGGCTTTTACCTCTTTATCTACAATTCCTAAAAATTGTAAAAATTGATCGAATTTAGTAACAACAAAAGCAACTGATTTACCTACTGTTTCAAAAGCGACATTAACAGCCATCAAAGCAAATGATGCAAGTTTACCAAGTAGTTTTATTAATGGTTCTACAAATTGTATTACAGCGGCTAAATTATTTGTAAATCTAGTAACCTCTGGCGAGACCTCTTGTCCAAAAGCATCTTTAAGATTATCTAATGCAATACCAAAGTTTGAAAATGATACTGATAAGTTATCAAGTTTTTCTTCGGTAGCACCAGCAAATGTTTCTCCTAAACCTTTTTCTAATGCTTTTAATATCTTAGCCGCACCCTCTGTTGTTTGGCCAAACTTAGATATTTCTAAACGAGTTATTCCTAGTTGTTGTTCTAATATTTTAAATACAGGAATACCACGATCAGCTATTTGGTTAAGTTCTTCTAAACCTAGTCCACCTTGAACACCTCTACTGAATACTCTTGTCATAGCCTCTAAGACACCAAGTTGATCGGTAGTCACAGCGGCAGTATCAGTAAATACTCTTAAAAGTTTTTCTGTTGGTTCAATACCACTAGCTTTTAAAGTGATAAATGATCTTGCCAAATCTTGTACTGTGAATTGAGTTCTTGTTGCAAACTCAGATATAAAATCAAATGCTTTACCACCAGCCTCAGCAGAACCAGTAACAGATTTTAACGAGTCTCTTAAATCCTCAAACTCTGCTGTTACTCTTAATACTTCTCTAACAACTAATGCACCTCCAATAGCCGCCAACGCCGCTTTTAATTTACCAGCAGAACTTTTAACTTTATCTAAATTACCTTGAACATTTTTAAGGGCTTGTTTGGATTTATCCTTTGCAATTATATCTATGTTTACTTTTTTAGTTGCCATTATTTAATTCTTACATTTTGTTTTTTTTGTTCGTTTTCTATTTCTTCTCTTTGTTGTTCAAAATATGCAATCCACATATTAAACTCAAAGCAACTCATTTGCAATATTTCAGGGATAGTTTTATGTAATCTTTCTGCAAGAGCGATTACGTTATAGACTTCAGGATTTTTTAGTTTTTTTTTGCGTCCTCGTAGTCAGAACCTAAAATTTGATTAGAAACTCTGGCGATGACATCTGTATCTGCTTTTGTTTTAAAACTAAGTATGTGAGTAGCATTAAACATTTTGTTATGGTCTTTATCTAATGCTTTTTCAATTATGACATCAATAAGAATATTAAGGTCTCCACTATTAGCACCCTTAAATAATTTGGATTTCTCCGCCATATTAAATGGTTTTGCGTAAATAGCTTTATCGCCTACAAGTCCCCACTCAGGTACTTCTATAACTCTTATTTCTGTTTCTTCAAAGTGACTACGAATTCCGTCAAAATAATCAGGTTTATTATCGTCTGGCATAAATTATATTATACTGTGCCGATAGTTAGACCGCCGTTACCTTGTATAGATACTGTTCTTGTAGTTACTCCATCAAGAGTTACACCAACTGACATTCCTGTAACAATTCCTGTTCCTGACAATTTTTGTTCGCCTGAACTTGAACCCTCTGGCATAAATTCAAAACTCAAACTAGAGCCTTGTAATAATGTACCCTGAGCAGTATCGTCATCGTCAAAATTCATATCAATAGACGCTGTAAATGTACCTCTACCAACTACATAAGATTTCATAGAATTACCTAAAGCAGTGTCCTCTACGATATCGTGTGTTGTATCAACAGTAAATCCAGTTGCTTTACCAATGCTTGTTCCACCAACATGAACTACTGCATCTTTTCCATGATGAGTTGCCATAATTTATTACTCCTTTTCTTTCTTTAACTCTTTTATAACTTTTTGAGTTTCTTTTTCAACAGATATTTTTTTATTTTTCTCTCCAACAGTAAAACCTTTTTTCTCGTAATACTCTCGAAAATCAGGCGAGACTTTTATTGTCATGTCTCCCTTAGTCATTGTTATGTCCATAGCCATTATGCAGTCCCCCTTGTAAATTCATACATTACACGCACTGTTATTCTAACTCCACCATAAGGATAAATAGTACCCTCGTCTGATGATGCCTCAACAATTTGTGTGTCTAACGCATTTCCATTTCTTGTTATATCATTATCAAGTGTTTCTTCAACTACTTCAATAATTTGATTTCTAACTGTATCTATATTTGCAGTTGTGCCTTTTCCAAATGCAACTACAAGAAAATCTATTGTTCCCATATATGTACCAGCACCAGTAGCACCCATAGACGCTGGTTCTCTTGTTTCGTCCCCTGACTGAATAAATGCGGCTGGAAATTGTGCATCAGATAATTCTTCAACCTCAAATGGTTCTCTAGTTAATTTTTTAAACTCAATAGGGCTAGTAACAGCATCAAGTTTTGTAATTATATCGTTTGCTATATCTTCTCTTTTGCTCATATTCCTAATTGTTTAAAATAAAATTGTGTAAATTCATTAATTATTTTTGGTTCTTCTTTATTGCCAATAGCAAAAAATGGTCTTTTTACTTTTCTTTTACCTACACCAAAGCTATCGTGAAAACTAGCTATCTTTTCTCTTTCTTTATTAGCAAACATTAATGTATTTTTAAAACCTCTTTTTCTAAAATCTAACGATCTAAACATCTTACCAGTATCAGTTAAATCTACAAACCCTGTTTGTCTGCCTCTGTTTTTTCTGTCCTTTTTAGTTGATTGTGCATAAGGCAACATTTTACCACCATCAGGTAATCTACCTTTTTGTGTTCTTTTAGTTATCATTAAGATTGCCATATTAGAAACTCTGTTAAGAGAAGTTTGTATTGCTTTTCTTTGTTTTCTACTGATTCGTTTTAAAAGTTTTTTTACCTCAATGTCATTGACATTAATTTTAATGTCAGCGACCATTACCTAACTAATCGTAATTGGTGTAACGACTCTTTTTCGCTATCAGATACAGTACCCCCGCCGTCCTCATCATATTCTACCCCGTCCCGCAAAATTGCTTGGAACTCTTCTTCGTATCTGTCCCTGTAAAAATCTATTTGTACTTGAAATGTATCTTTACCCTCGCCTGTGTCTGGGTCTCTCCATTTAGTAAGAATTGGATATATATATTTCCATAGTGCTAGATAAACAACAGATTGAGTCCATTGTGAGTTAGTGAGTTTACTGTTGGTCATTTCAACAGATGTAACTTTTGTTATGTCTTTGTATCTTACTTGGTGTCTGTATCTTTCCCACCATTCCTCTCGTATTCTACGAAGAACATCATTTTCGGCAAATTGTAATTGATCTCCAAAGTCTGAAATACCAAACCCTAATATGTCAGGCTGTATCTTTTGCAAATTAGTATTTGCAACTGCAAACTCTGAGGTTGCCATTATTTTTTACTTTTCTTTTTTTTCGTAACTTTCTTAATAACTTTTTTAACCGCTTTAACTGGTGTTTCAGTCTTAGCTTTTACAGCTTTGCCATCATGTAAACTCCAACCACGCTGTGTCCAAATGCTCACATTGTTTTCGTAATCTACTTTTTTTCTTTCAATGACAGAGCCGTTTTTATTATTAATAAGTTTTACAGTTTCAATAGTCATAATTTTTTATATCAGATAAGGGGTGGGTGTACCACCCCTTAATTGTTTTGTTTATTAAGCCGCTAAAGTGTCAGCAGTTATTTTAACTCCATAAGAATCATGAAGTTCGCCAACGCCAAACACCGCCGTAGCTACGATCTCATCTGCTCTTAAACTTGCGTCACGCTGAGACTCAATTTTCAAGTCTTGCATCATCGCTAAGCCTAAAGCGTCTTGTGAGAACACGCCACCGACAGAGTCATCTGAACCATCTACTGCTATGTTTGAACTTTCAAAGATTTGTATTCCAGCAACATTGCCGACAAATCCAGTTCTCATAGCCTCATTAGATAGGTCTGTGTCTCTACCAACAAAAGTATTAGTCAAAGATTTTTTGACATTAAAAATTTGTTTAGGGTGGAACACGCCGTAGTATGGGCCGGGTGCTTTATTAGTTTTTAGTTCAGCCGCACATTCAAATAAATCTTGAACTGTGATTTCAGCACCAGCACCGGGGCCTTTTTCTGTTGAGAACCCTGAAAACAAAGCCGCTAAATCAGTATCAATTTTAGTAGCAACTGCCTCGCCAAATAATCTGCCGATGTCAGCCGCAACATTTCTTGATGCTGAGTTTCTTGCTAAGTCTGTTAGTGTTGTCATAATACCAATCTCTGATGCTGTAATAGTAACAGATACTGGATTGACTGCCGTGTTAGAAAGATCAGTTGCCTCATTTACTGCCGCCGCCGCAACATTTGCATAAATCGGTACTTCTACTGATTTACCACCGCCAGCGATAGTATAGTTTCTGACAAGACCTCTCATAATGCTTTGCTCTTGTGCTACAAACAAAGCCTCTGCAACGATTTCAGTATATAGTTCTGATATCGTGCTACTTGTCGTTTCATTAGCCATTTTTAACTCCTTTAATGGTTATTTATTGTTAAGAACAATCTTTGTGGGTTGAGAATCTCTTTGCTTTCTGTACTCAGCATATCTTTTCTTATCCGCTGGATTGTTCATATTTAAATCACTCAGATTGAAAGGTTTACTGAGTTCTGACCTATCCACATTCGACACTGAGCCACTACCACTAGGGGTAGCAACGACAAAGTGCGGGTTCTGTGTTAAAAACTCTTGAACATACTCGTCAGTTGTTAAAAGTTCCCCCTTGTTGTTATATCTAGCTATACCATTTTTATCTAGAATTTCAACACTACCCGAATCATTTAATTTTATATTTTTATTAAGTAACTCGACAACTTGATCTGGGTTTACTGCTCTATTCTTTGATGCAGATGACAGTAAAGATTTATTTACTTTAATATCTCTTAACTCTGTTTCTAAACCACTAAGTTTTTTTCCATACTCATCAGATTTTTCTTTAAGTATTTTTTCAAACTCTCCCTTTTGAATTTGTTTTTGTTGCTCTGCCTCTTTAGTTGCTTTGACTGCATTAACGGCTGTATCTAAATCCTCAACATCTAATTTTTTATAAATTGATGCTCTTTCTTTTGCCAATCTTTGTTTGACAATATTATTTACGTCGTCCTCTGTAAATTTAGTCTCAGGTGCTTTTGCAACTTCTTGATTTGTCTGCTCTTCTTTTGTTTCTTGATTTTCAGTAGTTTGTTCTACTTTTGGTTGTTCTTCGGCCATTTATATCTCCTTATATGTTCCAATCAGGATTTGTTGGAATCCAAGTATGGCGGCAACGATATCCCCCTCTAACTATAAAAGGGTCTCCAGAACTTTTGCCTTTCCACGACTGTGAGTTCCATCTATCCCGAATTTGTTTTTCGGTTAATGTTCTTCCTACCATATTTACACAAAAAGGTCTAGAGTCTCGAACCAAAGTACCAGTATAAGTAAAATGATTTAAACCACTTTCTTTTGCTTTTTTAACTGTAAATTGTCCATGAACTTGCATAACTGAATCATGTGCTATTTGACCAGCATATCTTCTAAGGTTTTCTCCAGCCCTATCAGCGGCATATTCTGTTTGTAGTTTTGTAACTGCATTTTGAACAGCAGTTTTTTGAGACTCTACAAATTTGTTTTCATTAATAAAATCAACTAACTCGTTAATTTCTGTTTGGTTTGATTGTTGATATACTCCGTTAATATGTGATCTTATGTTTTTTTCTACATCAGCAAAGGGCCTCCCAACTATTGCACTTTGGTAAACTTCATCATTAATAACTTTAAGAAATCTCTCAGCAATATCCTCAAAACCACTAAATGATTGATATTTTAAAGCAGTGATTGTTTGTAAATCTATTTTAGTTAAATTTTTAAATCTTGCGGGTATAGGCATTTTACCAAATGTATCTAAAACCTCCTTTGCAATCTTATTATAATCCTCATTAATAATTAAATCTGCCTCTTCTAAAAATGTACTTTCTATAATTGATCTAAGTTCAGGTTGTAATTCAATAGCTAGTTTAGTTGTTAAAGTTGTTCCAGCAACAGTAGTCTTTCTTACAGAATTTATAATATCATTTTCTAAAGTATAGAGAACATTGATAAGTCTCTCTTCGTGTTGATCTGCAAGTTTATCTAATATTGCACTCATTTTATACTGTTACGCCATGAATAAAGCGACCAGTATGCGGGACTCAAAGTCTTTTGGCCACGAACTCTTTTAAGAACTCCACCCATACGGGCCATAAAACTACGTTTCCTTGCTGGTATGTTTGATTTGATTGACATTGTTTTATCTCCAAATCTTACTTTTTTAACATTACCGCTTTTTCTATCTTTAACGTAAACAGCAAACTTTTTACTTTGACTTGGTGTTCTAAATGGCTTTCCCAGCTTAACTGTCTTTCCCTGATACTTAGCCATTATTTCTTTCTTTTTCTTAAATCTAAATCATGTTTTCTTGAACCACGAAGAAACGAGTTGACTCGGCCCATACTCCAAGCCGCCATCGGTACTCTTCTACTACCAGCCGATAAAAACGCCCCTTGGCCTCGTCTATACACTTTTGCTAATGTTCCATAAGTATATCTTTTAGATGCTTTAGCTTTTCTTTTTAGAGTAGCTTTAGTTGCCGCTGATAAAGGTTTTCTTCTAACTGCCATTATGCCTTTGTCCTTGCTCTTAATAAACTTTTTGGAATTACTCCACCTGATTTATAAATTGATGAAACTCTTTTGATAAGGCTTGCTCTTCTTTTTCTTTTACTACCTTTAAGGCCAGATAAATACTTTTTTGGTAATCCTGTATCTTTATCTTTTGGTGGTTTTCTAACTTTCTTCTTCTTCGCCATCTGGAGTCTGTCCCTCAATTTCAGTTGTCGTAAATTGTCCTCTAGTAGTTCTGGTGTTATCAATCTCATCATTAATTGTTCTAATCATTTCGTTATCATCAATAACTGCCTCAGCAATTTGTTTATCTAATTCTTTATTAAATGTTTCTGATTTAATTCCACTAGCTTTTGCCATCTGTAAGAATTGTAAATCATTGGCCCAGTCTCTAACATCAAATGTATCAGGATAATCTACTGCCCCGTCCCATTCTTTGTCTTGCCATAAAGCAAACAAATCCCAAATCTGCTCTTCCGCATTTTCTAAATAATCTGCTTTCTCTGATAGTCTTGCATTCAATAATTGAAACTCTGTTTGTAACGCAATACCTGATGATATTTGATTTCCTGATGTACCTCTAACTGAACCCATGTGAGTGATACGATCTATTGCATCAATTTTATTTTGAATACATTTCATAATACCCTCTAAGTTTTGACCACTAGGTTGAATGATGTAAGGTTTAAGATCAGCTTGCATATCCTCTGGTATTTCTATGATAGAACCAGCACCAGCACTCGCCTCAACATTTGGAGTCTTAACAAGACTTGGGTGGTTTGCTAATCTAATAAGCTGTTCTTTCTCTGAGTAATCGTTGTAAATAGACTGTTGTAAAAAAGCCACATCAGCAAGATCACTAATACCTACTGGTCGTTTACCACCTTTTAAATTGTAAACATTAACACATGGTATTTTACCGATAGCATTTGGCACTTGATCTATAATCTTTACATCGCCCTCTGCATATTCTTTTTCGTAATCTGATACCTCGTAAGTTGTTATCTCTTCCTCAGTAAATAATTTTAATACTGCTCTTTCAGAATTAATATCTTCTACAACTAAAAGCATATCTAAATAGAACCTACCACTTGCGGCTCTACTATAATTCCAATTAACAATATTCTCTGGTGTATAGATAGACATATAAGGTCTAATGTCTTGATTTAGTTCCTCTGCTCTAGTTCTTGAATTTGTTTGTGGCTTATCAATAATTACCCAACAGTTACCATAGATGCTGGCGTTCATTTGCACCTCTCTCATAACAGTATCAAATGATCTGCCGTCTAAGTCTGCATCATTAACAAAAGACTCTAAAGCTGGGTCTCCATCTAAAGAACCATAATCTCTAGTTGGTGGTACTCTCCATAAAAAACTTGTGTAGATTTGAACTACATTTTTACAGTGGTTATCAACGGGTGTGTGTCTAATTCTTTGATCGTATTCCTCTGGTGTTTCTAAAATATATCTATGTAAGTAATAACCATTTTTATAATCATTACCTCCAAGATAACTACGAATATAAAATTCCCAATTAGAAATATTAGCGTGCCATAGAGGGTGCTTGTTTGTTAAAAATTTTCTATCCATCAACTCCACCTTTTAAGAGGGCTAGGTTTAAAATCCCTTTTGACAGGAAAGTTATACTCTACCAAATATCCTAACGAATCATTAAAATGGTCGAAACCAGAGTCTTTGTCAGGCACACTTGTTCCCTCTTTGTATATCTGTCTTTCTATCGACTTAATAACATTTTTGCAAGATTTTAAAACATATAAACTATTTACACCTTTAGCATTTTTAAATTTAGAATTGACTGCATTTATTCTGTCTCTAACTAATGGTGCTTTGTTTCTGACACGAACCTCAAAGCCAGCATTTTTTAAAAGTGCAAGATCAGTCATGCCACCAGCAGATGTCTTTCTAGCTTTAGAACTTGGGTCAGGATAAGAAATAATTTTTTTGTTTGGATATCTAGTTTTTATTTCGTCTATCATTTCATTTGTGTTTGATGACCATATTTGTATTTCGTCAATAATAGTTATCTTATCATTTTCTATCACAGAAACAACCGCCGCCATCGGCGATATATTAAAATCTTGTCCAATGTGTATTGTGTTAAATTTGTGTTTGTATGTATCAATAATATTTTTATCTCTATCAAAGTTATAATAAATAATACCAGCATAATTAACAAAGGTTGCTAAATACTCTTGCTGGAAAGTTCTCTCATCTAAATCATTCTTTGCTTGTTCTATTTCAGACTCAGATACCTGACCACCCTCTAACGTAGTATATTTAAAACTTTGCCACTCAGGGTCTTGTTTACTGTATAGATCATAAGCAAAGTTAAAGCCTTTAGGCGAAGAGCAAAACAAGGCATGGCCTAATGTGTCAGATAATGTAGGTCTTAATACCTCGTACCAAGCCTGTGGTTTGATGTCAGCAAATTCGTCTAGCACAATAAAGTTTAACCCAACACCACGCAAAGATTGGTCGTTATCTGCCCCTTTTAAACTAATCAGTGTATTGTTTTTTAATAATAAGGATAAATCAGACTCATTTATTCTTTTTACCCATCTATGCCTTAACATCATTTCTTTAAGCATATCCCAACAAATAGTTTTACTTTGACGATAACTAGGGGACACATACCAAACACGCTGATTTGGAAATCTAGCAAACTTGGCCATTTCTTGTATTGCTAAAAATGTTTTACCAAACCTACGGCCAGATATTAAAACTCTAAATCTTTTGTTGCATTTAATAACCTCTCTTTGAGGGTCAGTAAGTGGCATTAAATCTGATCTCCCCAGCTATCCCAACCATCTGCTTTTTGTCTAGCAAACAATTCTATTCTAGGTAGATCGCCACATAACTCTACAATGTTATCTCTGATAATAGCTGGTTTCTTACTATGCTCTTGTCTTTTACTAATTACTAATTGTTTTACTGATTTAGAAACTCTTTGTGGTTTACCTTTAGTAGCTAATAAACACTGCTCAGGATTACATCTTGTCCAGTAGCCCATGCCAGTAAAATATCCATCAGATTTTATATTTTGTTTGGCCCATGTAAAACCAACTGTTTTAAACGTGAACCCCCATTCTTTAATAACACGTAAAGCCTCTGGCAACATCGAATCAATAGCCCAAAGAAATAAAGTGCAATCATCGTCAGAAATATCAGAAATAGGTAGCTGACAAATATCGTCAATACTAAGGGTATTATAATGGCGGGTAGCAGATCGTTTCTGGCCCTTTTCAGAGTATGTTTTAAATGTCCATGCTGGGTCTGCATATATTATATTATAGCGTTTCTTTGGAAATGGTATCACTCAACTGACCAAGCCAAAGGTTCGTCATCTTCCGTAATAGTATTCTCCGATTGACCTAAAATTTGTTTTCCGAGCCAGATTTGCATAACTACATTCCCTTTGGTAGCGGACTTCCATTGTAGCTGTCTAAGTCTCATTTTCATTTCGGCTCTGCCTTTTGTCAGAAATTCCGAATAACTCTTTTCAATAAGATCAGCACTACAACCGAAGAAATCCCCGATCTCTTTATTCGTACACCCAAGAATAGCTAATTTTTTTACTTGTTCAGTATCAATGTTATATTTTTTTGGTCTCGCCATAATCCTCTTACCCTATGAGTTAGGTAAGTTTTGTTTATCATAAAAACATAATAAATACAGTAAATTTATCTATACTCGTTTTTCATACCAAGATCATTAATCGCTTGTTCTTTAGTTAAAAATCCTTTCCTTATACCCATATCAATAATATCTTTATTTTTAGCGGCATAATCTTTAATAAACCTAGTTACTTTGTTGTTTTTAATAGCATCAGTAAACATTTTAACCCTGTCCTCATCTTTGGTTATAGTGATACCAAAATTATATTCTTTCTTAGGAACGACATCTAAATATTTCTTTGCTGATAGCCAGAATGCGGGCTGTTTGGCAAATTCTTTATCTTTTACAGAATCATAATAAGAATTATACATATCAGCTAATTCCTCTGGTTTATCTAGCCAATCTTTCTCAATCTTATTAAAGTTTTTTTCTGCTATTCCTTTACTAACCTTATTACTAATCTTATCCCAGAACTTGTTAAAATTTGGAGAGTATTTATTAGTAGATGTATTGGTAGGGGTAGAGGTAGGGGTAGGGGGGTTATCGCTAGGTTTTTTTGGTCTGCCCCCTAGTTTACCATTTACTTTAGACGCATCTATTCTCTTACGAATATATAAATATTCTTGTAGCTGTCTTTCATTTTGATAGTGATTTTCTACAACAATAAAAAATTCTTCTAAAATCTTTTCACATGAAACTTTCTCACTATCCGTATAACAGCTAGCGATTCGTTTTATTCTATCAATATTTTTAGGTAGCCCAATACAACGCTTGTTCCAGTTCCAGCAAAGCAATCGAATATATATTCCAATTTCTTCACTACTTAAATGTGATGTGCCAGCAATAAAATCTTCGGTAAATAAATACCATGCTTTTAATTTTTCTTTAGGTTTCGAGTTCTCGTCTATAAACATTGTTTCCCCCATTTCTTAGTTGTTTATAAATTTTGTAAGTGACCTCATCTACTTTGTCGTCAAATTCTTCTTGAGAATAAGTTTTAAAAATAAATTCGTCTGTTACCTTTGTAATAGCTTTTGACTGTGCTTGCAACCACAAACCTATAAACTCGTCTTGGTTTTTATAACCTGATGGTAAAAAGATTTTTTTGTTTTTTGATATTTCTATTACTAACGACATTTTAAATTATTGGGGGCGGGAGAAAAAAGCATTCGAGCAACCCACCCCCGAATCGGCAGATGAAATGGGTTATCTGCCTAGTTCAGATAGCTACAATGCCTCGCTAAGAAAAGAACTATTTATATTATTAGTTAAAAATCGTTGGGAATCAAGGCTTTTTTTATGTAAAAATAATTAAAATAACTATTGTAAAAACCTAATAAATTTTGTAGGTTTAGGAATGATTAATAATAATAATAATAAGGAGACTACAATGCCAAAGACAGACAAATACGGAATAGAAATTAGAGTTGGAGATTTTGTATATATAGACTCTTATACTGGAATGGAGTTTGGTACATCTGCTGGAACAATCCAACAAATAAAAAAAATAGGTAGTAGAAGAATATCTTTTGACGCTGGTTATACAAATTTAAGATCAGCACAATTTGAATATATTACAAAATATAGTTTGATTTCTGTTGAAAAGAAAACTGAAACATACGGAACTTTTTATTTTCCATTGTTTGTAAGAACTGCAACAAATGATGAAATGTATAAATCTAATGTTTCAAAACTAAAAAAAGGTTCTGATGATTTATTATCAGAGGCTTTAATTAAAAACGAAACACATAAATATGAAAACTTATTAGGCAATTATAAGTTAAGAAATAGTGGATATGGTTTCAGTGTAATTTGGAGTAAAGAGAAATATTCTAAAATATTAACCAACAAATAATAATAAGGAGAATACAATGCCTAAATATAAATTTACTTTTGTTTCATCAAGAAAAGTAAGAACAGATGATTCATTAGAAAATCATAGAACCATAGAGGCTGAAAATATTGAGATAGCTATTTCAAAATTTTTTGTTTTTATAAAAGCCTTTTATGGTTCAGCACCTTTAAAAAGTTTTAAAGTTGAGGAGGTGTCATAATGCCTAAACTAAACAGACTTTTTAAGAAGATACAAAAGTTTGATGTTATTGAAAATAATAGCATCATTCATCTTTTTAAAATTACGCATCTTGATAACTCTACTGCCGTTTATAATAACGATGGTAAATTAGTTATGAAGAGTACAATCAACAAACCTAATAATAATAAAGGAGAAAACAATGCAAAAAAATAATTGGTTTGAGATAGATAAAAAAGGATTGCAACAAGTCCAAAGTGAGAAAGATAAATTCTTTATCATTAAGGAATTAGTAAGTAATTCTTTTGATGAGGTTATAACTTTATGCAAATTAGATATTGGTAAAACAACATCTTACAAAAGTTATATTGATTGCATGGATAATAGCATAGATGGTTTTAAGGATTTAAAAGATTCTTATACTATGTTTGCACCAAGCTACAAAAAAGGTATCGTAGAAAAAAGAGGCAGATTTAATGTTGGAGAAAAATTTGCTTTAGCTATGTTTGATTTTGCAAACATAAAATCTACAACTGGTTCAGTCATCTTTTCTAAAGATGGTTCAAGAAACAAAACAAAAGCAAAAACTGAACTAGGAACTATTTTTTCTGGAGAGTTAAAATTAACTTATGAAGAAATAGACGACCTTACACAAAAGGCAAAAATGATTATTCCACCAATAGGTGTTGAATATTTAGTAAATGGAAATTTAGTTTCTAGACCAGAAATATATAAATTTTTTACTGAAACTTTGCCTACTGTTGTTTCTGATGATGAGGGTAATTTAGTAAGATCATCAAGAAATACTAATATTGAGTTGTTCAAAACAGATGAACATTTTATTTATGAAATGGGTATTCCTGTTGTTGAGACTGATATTGGCTTTTCAATAAATGTCGATCAGAAAATTCCTCTTAACAAAGATAGAGATAATGTAAGTCCTAGCTATCTTAAAAAGCTAAAGACTTATGTACTTAATCATACATCATCTGATTTAACTGATGAGCAATCTAAATCTGCTTGGGTAACTGAGGCTCTTGAAGATGCTAATGTTGATGCAGTTAAAGATGTTGTTGAATCTAGATATGGAGAGGACGCTGTTGTTTTTGACCCAACTGACCATGAGGCTAACAAAAAAGCATTTGCAGATGATGTGAATGTTATTACTGGTGGTAGTTTCAACTCTAAAGTTTGGGACAATATCAAAAGAACTAGAGAAGAGCATCAAGACTTTGCTAGACCATCTGGTTCTGTTGGCCAATATGCTAGTCCTACTTTGACTGGTGGTGCTAAAGAAATTGATACCTATACTGATGGAATGAAAGAGGTAATAGATTATGCAAAAGAATTGCATTTATATTTATTTAACTCTTCTTGTTCTGTAAGTATTCACAATGGTAATGGTGCTTTAGCAACTTATGGAAGAGGCAACTTACAGTTCTCTTATAAGATGTTAGGTAAGAAATGGTTTGATATTGCCAACAACAAACAGAGAATATTGGAGTTGATAATTCACGAGTTTGGACACTGGTATTCGGGAGATCATTTAAGTGAAAGATATTATGATGGTCTTTGTGAAATCGGGGCAAAACTTATTATAAGGGAGTCCAATGAAAAATAAAAAATCAAAATTATTTCCCTACGGCTTTGAACGTAGGGAGGTAATCGGTTACTCGATGGATAAGGATAAGACTCCACTCTATCGAATTACAAGAGTTTTACCCAAAAAGAAAACTAACTATAAGTCTATTTTTAGGGTATCAATAGTTTTGCTTTTACTAATATGTGGTGCTGTGTTCCTTGCTGGGTGTAGCACCACGCCAATAGTAGATAGTAGGGGCAAAAGTTCCGCCAATATTGAGGGGACGGCGGAACGATATCACGATGACTATTATACTTGCGTTAGTATTGTTGATGACAATACCAATGTCTTTGTTGATACGTCTAAAGTCGTGTATAATAAACTACGATGGAGAGTTCTTTGGCTATCGCCTAAGCTACAAACTAAAAACGATTTAGTGAATAATTGCTTAGAGGGTCGAGGGTACTCTGTCTTAAATAAATAATAATAAAAAGGAGAAACTACAATGTCGAATATAGTTGATAAAGTCTTTGATAATACCGAAGATGGAAAACCAAACTACGCAATACAATTAGTTGATGGCACTAGGTTATATTGTCGGGGGCAAGTATTGAACCCGTTACCACAGTCAGGCGATGCGATTGATTTTACAGTAATCAACGTAAAAACATCTGACAAAGGCAATCAATATACTAATGTCAAAGATGTAACTGTTGCACATAATCATACACTCGATGATGATTTGCCAACTGGAAACCCTGTTGTGACTCAATCAAATCCTAATTATCAATATACGCCGCCAGCACCAAAAGCGAATGATGCTCAAACAAGACAAAGAATGGATATTTTCGTGACTGGTGTTGTTGGTCGATCAATGGGTAGTGGTCATTTCAGTGTCGAAGATATAAGCGATTTGACTAAAAATGCAGTGAGAGCATTTAATGACAACCTCAAAAATATCTAAAAATTACCGAAAGATATTTTTCGATTACTGGGGGCTATCTATCGTAGATATCCCTCAGTGTTGGGGTTGCTATCAAAGGCCAGCAGTCGAAATACATCATTTGAAATCAAAAGGTTTTGGTGGCAGTAAAAAAAACTCTTACAATGTACCAAGCAATTTATTTCCTGTTTGCCGTCCATGTCATACTTTGGCCCATAGCAACAGACAAGTTAATGAAGAATTTAAAAAAGAATTACAACAAAAGATAGACGATAAGGAATTTGAAAAAAATGACATCTGATATTTATTCACTAGATTTTAACCCAAATATTCTATCCACTAAACAAGAGGAATTAGGTTTGGTATTTTCAGATAATGATACAGCAGTAGAATTGATGAAAAAAGAAGAGAAAATGATTATTGCAGAATTAACGCTGGAACATACTCGTAACAGCAGTTATAAGAATACAACAGAATTAAATGGACTCATTTATTCTGATAACAAGTTTAAGCAGTGGTTTGACAGATATAAAACTACTCTTAAAGAAAGGAATCGTTCTAAAATTAGATACGAGACCTTTAAGGCTTTTCGTGATGACCTCAGAACTAAGGTCGTAAACGAAAGGGAATTGGCAAAAAATAACTTATAGAAAGGAGTCATTATGCCAGAACTAACACAAAACCAACAAATACTTGATTATCTAAAATCAGGTAAAAAGATAACCCCACTTACAGCGTTAAAAAAGTTTGGCTGTTTTAGATTAAGTGCAAGAATATTTAATTTAAAAGAAGAGGGACACGCAATCATAACTAACAATGTTACTCGAAAAGGTAAAACTTTTGCTGAGTATTCACTAATGGAGTAATTATGAGTTTAGAAGATAAAAAATTATTTTGTATTAGTGAAGATCAAATTGCAGAAATGGAAGATGGTCTCGATTTAGATAAAATGAGGGCTTTTGATAAGCATAATAGTGATATTGAAACTATGACATTATGTAAGGCTGGTCTTAATATGTATATCAAGAGGTTTGGTAAGGAGAGCAATATCTATGAAAAGTGTAAAGAACTTATTGTAGAACTTGATAACAATATCAAACACACTCAAAACTATATGGACGTATTATGATTGAGCATTTCAAAAAGTTTGATACGAAAGATAAAGATGGTAACATTAAAAGTTTGTTACCCTTATCCTTTAGTCATATTAATGAGTTCGCATTTCAAAGAGATCGTTGGGCCTTAAAGCGTATCTTTGGTTACGAATTCCCATCATCTGCGGCGGCAGAAAGAGGTAAATCCGTAGAGTCTGGTCTTAATATGTGGCTAAATGGAATAGATAAACAAGAGGCAATAGATAAGATGTTTGATGAGTTCCAAGCTAATTGTAAATTGTTTGATGACCCTAAACAAACTGAGGAAGAATATAATCTTATTCCTTTGTTCGATCAGGGAGTCAAAGCATTTAATGAGTTTGGTTTCAAATGGAATCTTATAGGCTATCAAAAAAAAGTAGAACTCGATATTCATGGAATACCGATGATCGGGTACACTGACTTTCATTTTGAGGATAAGCAAACAAAAGAGGATTTTTACATTGATCTTAAAACGACCAAGCGTAAACCTACTGGCTTATCTATGTCTCATGCTATGCAACAATCTATTTATCATAGAGGGACAAACGCAAATCAAAAACTTTGGTATCTAATAGCAAATAAATCTGGTGCTAAATTTGAACCTATGAACTTAACTGATTATGATAGTCCTATGAAAGTATGTGAGCATATTATTTCTGTTATGGGAAAATATCTTGAATTGGTAAATTCTAAGGAAGATGTCAAAAATAGCATTATTCCGAACCCTGACGATTGGATTTGGCGTGATACAGCCGTCCTAGAGGCTAGAAAAGAGGTTTGGGGTTACTAAGTACCCCTGACCTTTAAAAGTCGCTGTGTGGCCCTTAAATTGCGATTCTGAGGTGCTTTAAGAGTAATCTTAACTTTCCTTTTGCGATTTATGGGCCTTTTGTTAATTAACTCAGATATTGTTGATGATGTTGTAAATCCACTCATTTGCCAACTGATCTCATGGCTCTATTATGGGCCTGTGAAAAGGTTGCACCCTTTTTCATAGCAGTAGCCATAGACCTCATGTGTTTCAATGAATGATGCCTAGCGTGGCGGTTCATTGTTTGTCGCTGTCTAGGCTTTAAATCTTTCACTATGTTTTTTATAGATGCAACCTTAACCATTATTTCTTTTTCTTTTTCTTTTTAGGTTTTGTCATCTTAGACATTTTAGATTTCTTTTTGCCTTTTGAATGACTACCCTTACCATAATGATACGGCATTTATTTCTCCTTAATGTAGAATATAATTATGTGCCGCAATTACTACCGCAACTGCTATCACGATTTGCACCCAAGATTTTAATTCAGTGAATGCGTGCCACCATTTAGTAATTTTCTGTTCTACAAATTTTCTAGCCATAAATTACTCCTTTCCTTTGTCGGTGTTTATTTTCTTTAATTTCTCGAAACTACGAATACCTGACATTCCAAGTAAAGCCATAACGAGGGGCATTAAAGTACCCATATCCATTTGCGGTACATTCAAAACTTCATATTGAAATAGTCCACAAAAGAATAAGATAAATTTACTCAATACATATTCCCAAAATATTGCTAACGCACAACTAAAGCCTATAAGTGGCCTCCAAGCACGCTGTAAAAAGCCACTAATACCACCCGCTTTGCTTGACGCATCAGCCAAGTTAATAGACATTTGTTTTTCTTTAAGTTTTGCCTCTATCTCAGCAAATCTATTTTTTAATTGTAGTTTTTCTTCATCACTGGTGTGTAAGTCATCAATGACTCCAGCAACAGCCTTAATAGTACCACCACTTAATAATTTTCCTAAAACCATTATTGTCTCCTATACATCAGCAGTAATAGATTTTTGCATTTTAGCAATTATACGATTAGCCCTGTTAGTTGTTTGATTATACCAACGGGAGTCTTTCATTTCGACCATCGCACCGGCAATATCTTTATTTTTAAGACATTCTTTAAACTTAACAAATTTTTGTAAACGAGGTAAACCAAGTTGAAATACCATGTGAGCAACACATTCTTTGGCGTTATCATCTAAACTCATATCCTCAGTAAATATTTCCATGTCATTTAAAGCAACATTAAAATCTTTCATAAAAAGTTCTACTGCTCTTTCTTTAGTTATTGGTTTCATTAACTCATCTTTTTCATTATCTCTAATAAGATGGCCAGCACCAATAGTCCAATAACCTAGATGATCTTGATAAGGCTTTAATATTATTCCGCCCTCTTCTTTGATTATATCGTCTCTTAAAGTTTCTATATCCATTATCCTACCATTCTTAGAATCCATGCAATAAATTGAGTAGCAACCATAAACCCAATTCCGTATAAAATTCTATTTAGTTTTTTTACTTCAATCTGTAAATGATGAATATGATTCGTTTCTAACAACTCAATCTTATTGTAAATATTTACAATATGCTCTTTTGTTGTTTTTGGTGTTATTTTATTCATACTCTATTCCTATTACCAAACCATAATTACCTGACATTTCATAAGCTGGTGCAATAAAAAATTTATTCTTTTTATATCGAACCATAGGTAAAATATCTCCCCCTGAATATCCTGTAACTACTCCATATTCAATATTTTTGTATTTCTTTCCGTAAAAAAGACTAACATTTTTTTCACTATTGTAAAACCCCCCATAAATTGTTTGATCGTCAGTGCATCTAATCTGTGGGTGTATATTATTATAATTATTTTCTAATCCTAAATGTAAACTAACAGCTAACAAAAAGCTAAGACAAGTCATGTATTTTCAACTTTTAATCCCTTGCACTCAAATTTAATTACTAATTTTTCTTGCTCTATATAATCTTTTTCTAATTCTTCCATTTTTTCTAAACTACGAAAACTATTATAAGCCTCTTTATAACCAGCAACTACACAGTCATAATGATTATTGAATTGATAACCAGATATACTATTTGATGGACACTCTCCACTAACCATACTGCACATATATAAAATTAAAACGTATTTCATTTATATTTATTCCAATTATATTGATAACAATTAGTGTATTTTGTTTTATCGCAATCTGTTGGTATGAGTGATATGGAACAGCTATTCAATAAAAATAATAATATTAAATATTTCATTTCCTAGTGCTTAGTGGATTTTCTAAAGCAATTCTGATTTGTTTTTGTATTTTTTCCTCTAAATCAGCCATTTCTTGTTTTAGTTCACTAATAGTTTCTTTTAAATCCTTTGAGTTTTCTCTGCTATCTTCTTTTACTCTTTGTTCTACATCTTCAACTATTGTCTCAATTCTTCGTACATCTGCTTTCAAATCATTTTTAAGTTCTTTAGCAACATCAGCTACTAACGAAACCTCTTCTAATATTATTGATATTTCTGATTGCAACATATCAACCTCAGTATTTACAACCTCTAATTTCTTATCAAAGCCTGACATATCAGGGCTAACAAAAGAATTAATTTTGGCCTCCATATCTAAATATCTTTGGTATGCCTCAAACCCACCCCATAAAACACCAATAAATGAACTTAAAATAGTGATTATGAGAAACACCCTACCGCCCTTAAATTTAATACCGCCTATATCTATTTCTGTTTGTTGTTTAGCCACGCCCTTGCCCCCTATATTTCTTTGAAAATCCTCGTCTTTTATCTTTATTCATTTTTTGTTTACTAGGATTACGGCCAATACTTGTCTTATGATGTACTGGCTCATGTGCCTCAAAGTTTTTAAATTTCTTTGCCATTATTTTAATATTAATTTGTTTATATGTTTACTACCAAATTTATCTACCTCAATCTCAGCCATCGACTTTATGCACTGATACTCAACTGAACTACCAACATTACGAGAGGCAATTCTTTTACCTTTTAAACATTCACTCATAGATTCTTGTATTCTATGCTCAGTAATTTCTCCTTGCACAATCATAAGTAGAGCAACCACTAACTCAGTGACCATTTTCTCTCACTTTATCTTTTAATTTTTCTATATCCTCTAATGCTTTTTCTAACTGTGTTTGAGTAAATTCTATATTAACTTTATTTGTCATATTTTGCTCTTGGGTTTCTTGTAGTTTTTCAACAGTTTTATATAAATCCTCAATTAACATATACTGCTCTTGGTCGGTAGGTAATTGTTCTGATTTTTTAAGAAGATCAGCTTGGAATAACTCTCTTGAGGTCTCTAATGATGTTAGCCTCCCAGTCAATTCGGTGTAACCAATTACGCCAGCAATTATTCCAGCTACAATAGCCAACATATTTTTGATTGGCATACTTACGCTTGTATTTTCACTTACTTTCATACTGGCTTTCTATAATCTCATTCATTAATCCATCACTCCCTACAAATAAAAAGTAACCAGCCATATTATTATCAGAAATGACGGCATCTGGCAAAGTGAAGTCTGTAAAGAACTCGGCCCTGTCATTTAACTGTTGTTGGCTATCAAAAAATGTTTTAGTGTTCCCTAATACTTGCATAACAACAAGAGTTTTTATTTGACTAGATTCATCATACCTTTTTTTATCATCAATTTTTTTCATAACCTTTTTGGCGGCTTTTTCTTTTGATGACTGTTTTTTCTCTGCTGTCTTGGTTTTTTCGCTTTTCTTTGTCTCTTGTTGTGGCTCTTCTTTCTTTTCTTCTTTTATTTTTTCAACTACTTTGGTTTTCTCTTCTTTGGATTCCTCGTCTGATTGCGTCTCTTGTTTTTCCTCTTTTGCCTCTGAGGTTTGTTCGTTGGTTTCTTCCACATCGTTCTCGGATTGGGTACTTTCTGTTTGGTCTGGCTCTTGTGTTGATTCTGTGGTTGTTTCTGTATTCTCTTCTCCACCCACATTTGTATCAACCTCTATTTCAGTTTCTAAGTTCATTTCTAA